GCAGACTTCATTAATTGAGTATTCATAAATGGAGTAGCATTAGCCATCTCATTTATATTTTCAACCATACCTTGTCCTGCTGCTTTAGAACCTAATAAAACATTAAATGCCGCTTGTGTTTTCTCCATAGCAGAACCTAATCTCAATATCTCTTTAGCACCAAAAGCTGCGGCTAATACACCACCTAATCTCATGAAAGTTGATCTCATGTTTAAGCCAGTATTATTAACTTTCTTTAATTTAGTATTAAGTTTATCAGTTGATCTACCAGCTTTCTTTGCTGATTGATCATACTTATTACTTGCATTAGTTGCTGAGCCGAAAGTCTTTTTAGATTGTTTTTGTATTTTCTTTAGTGTTGCTGTTAGTTCATCATCTGCTACAAATTTAAAGGTTGTTTTCTTATCTGCCATTATTAATAATTAATTATAAAAAAAGCCAAAACTATCTCTTTTTTGGCCTTTCTTTCGTTTCTTGTTCTTTTATCCAAACATAATCTTGATAAAATCGTAAGAATTCATCATCTGATAATGTTCTTGGATCTATATTAAACTCATACAATATACAGGCTTCTGCTTGTCTAAGGAAATCTTTCTTTCCTATCTTATACTGATCTAATTTTTTTTTACAGTTGCCTCATAAACCTCTACAAGTTCTCCAACCTGTGTTAATGCTCCAAAGAATACTGGATCAATATCCATAATTTCATCATCACCTTCTAACCAACACGATTTTAATATTAATTCTAATCCTTTCATAGGACTTGTAACTGAAAAAGAGAAAAATGCAAAATATTCATCTCTACTTGGTTTTCTAAGAACACAATTATATTCTTCTTTTTCATGCTTGACATTTATTTCAAATATCTGACCATATTTTTTCTTTAATGCATCTAACTTTTCTTTTGCTATTTTCATAATTTACCTGTTTATTTTTTTACGCTACCCATTCAATATGAGATACCGCTAATTCACATTCAAATTCAATAAATTTGTCATTCTGAGCAACAGTTCTACCATTGTTCTTGAATCTACAATTCATTAATTTATGTGTTACAACTTTTGCTGCTGCATCTGGAGTATAAGCTACAACGATGTTAAAATCTTGTATGTCTTGTAATCTACCATTTGGTGCTACTGAAATTATACTTTCTAATTCTTCCATTTGTAATGTAATTGTTGCTTCTGCGGCATAGTTTCCAAAGCCACGTCCAATAGGGTTAATTCCCGCACCATACACTTCATCAATTTCTTGAGAATCAGAGTAATCAATATTTGTAACGCCTTGAACAATACCATTCAATAAAGAAAGGGTTATGTTAGACCAAGCGTATGTTTGTCCATTTATTTCTGGGGTGTAAGCTATTCCGCTCATGTTCTTTTAATTGTTTTTTTAATTAGTAAATCCTTTATAAACAGAACCCAAATACATTTGATATTCTGATACTGAACTTCCAATTACCCTAACTGCTGTATATAAAACACCTGCAGCTAATAGTTCTGATTTTGATTCTGTTAAATTAATAGTTAATGTTGAACCATTAAGATAAATTTCACCGGTGCTACCTGTTAAATCAGCAGTTGCACCTGAATATGTTATAACTTCTGAGTTATTAGAAAACATTTTAACTAATATACTATCATAATTTAATAGATTTATACTAGAATTTGGAGTTGTTACAAATTGCTTTGTCTCACCTATTCTAAGAGTATAACTATAACGAGCATCAAAATCATTATACTCGTTATAATTAATATCATTTAGATTATTTATTCCTAAAAAATCATATATTTCATAATAGTTGCCCATATTAAATTGTTGCTGATAAACCTAAATCAACTGTTATTTGTTTAGCAGTTCCATAAGGTACTACTGTTACCGATACATTCACAATTGAAGTAGATAAAACATCTTGGTCAGGATTTACATAAGCAACTCCATCACTAATTTCAGTGGCTCTCTTCATTTGTTCTAATATCTTTCCAGCCTCATCTTCAAAGATTTTAACTGTGGTATTATCAATCTTACCAGTTGAACTGTCAATTTTGATAGGTGAATTTAATAAATCTACAAGATTAGTATAAACTCCTCTATAAACCTTATTAATAGTTCTTCGGGTTTGTATGTCAGTGTAATCATCAGTATCAATAGTTACGGTTTCTGAACCAGATATGTAAGCTCCACCCTTATTAGGGAATTTTCTTACAAAAATATATCCTTTATCATGAACTGTATCTAATTGAGTAGAAGTTAATCCACTTATAAACATTCCACCAATTTTCGGATTGTCAAAATCACTTGTCAATGCAAGTAAATTGTTTTGACCTACCCATGCCATAGAATCTGACACTTTCATTCTTGAAAGCACACCTAATGCACTTCCAGCCATAGAATAACCTGAATTAGATCCAGTCTCATCACCATCATAACCACTTATAATACTTAAATCAGGAGCATCATATGTTCCTTCTTTAATATCAGTTAAAGCATCTATCTCAGTAGCACCAGTTACACCGGTAAAACTTGGAGAATATAATACTTGTAATGGTTGATAATCAGATTGATTAGAGGTTGCTAACGCTTGAATTACTGTTATATCACTTGTATCAAAATCATATACATTAGGCATTACAATAGCAATTTGTCTTAAATCACCACTTGCAAAACTTTGTATGTCATTAATTTCAGTGAAGTCATATGTGACACCAGTTACAGCAATCATTAAATAACAAACTCCGTTAGGATTTTGTAAAAAGAATTGTTTTATGTGATACCATTCAACAGAATTGTTTGAACCCTCAGTTATACCATCGGCTTCTGCTGCTTGATAAGAACCATATTTCTTTATACCATTTAGTGCTGTTATCCCTGTTCCAGGAACCTCAGTGTTATAGGATATAATACCTGATATGTGGTCTGATCCGGCTGCTTCTCTTGCTAAACCACCATTTTCGATGGTTATGCTTACTTTACTTAAAGCCATTTTATAATTGTTATTTTTTAAAAGGGGGAATTAATTCCCCCTTTATTTTTTTTATACTGTTAAGGATGTGTTTATGATACCATAAACTCCTTTACCATCTGTTCTAAGATTCTTACCTGCATTTCTAACACCTAATGAAATCAATGTACCTTGATACAATGGATCATTTTCAGTTAAGAATACTTTAGGAGTACCAGAAGCAGCAGCTACATAATCAGGATGCCAAGCTAAAGCAACTTCAAATCCTGTTTTACCAGTTGCAACATCAGGAGCATAAATTGTATAAGCACCAGTTGCACCAGTTGATTCTAAAACAACGTCTCTAACCATGATGTCAAAACCAGCCATTCTACCAATATAACCATCAATAGATATCATGTTATTCACTGTCTCAGTGTTTTCCAATCTATCAATTCCATAAATTTGTTCAGCAATTGCAGGTGTGCAAATAAGTTTTCTACCTTGTCTTGAAATATTATCAGCATCAAATTTCTTTGCTAATGATAACATAGTTGCAAAAGTTACTGCGGTACATTCTACTAAAGATGCGCCAGAAGCAGCAGTTAAAGCCCAGTTGTAAAGCAACCAGTCATTTACTGTGTCATTTAATTCAGCCATGTCCTGACCAAAAATTGATTGTCTTAAATCATAAGATAATTCAACTGCTTCTAAATCCTCAATGTATTTAGCGGCAGAACTAAACTTATCTAATGTATAAGTTAAATCTACATCAGTCCTTGCTGCTGGAACTAATGGTAATGTTGCGTTGTTCCTTGATATTAAAGAAGGAGCAGCAGCGTTAGGAATATGAACCGTATTGTTATTCACATAAGGTGAATGATTCTTTGCGAACTGACTAAATTGATTAGCAGAACTTAATTTTTCTTGGATATCCTTTATCCAAATTTGGGTTTGTAAAGCCATTTTATTTTTATTATTTTTTATACCTCAATAGAGGTTATTATTTTTAATCAAAAAATGATTCACCGTAAAGGGTATCATATCTTTCTTGATCATTTAATTTTATTTCTATCAAACCTTTAGGGTCTTTTCTTGACCAGTCATTAAAGGTCCAACTATCTTTTGGAGATTTTTTTAATTCTATTTTATCATCTCCAATTAATTCAGTAATTTTATTATGATTAATCTTTGGTGATTTTTCAAAAATTGATTTTACTAAATCAAAATTAGTCTTTGAAAGTGTAGTGTATTCATCTTTTTGTGCTTCAAGTATTTTACCTTCTTCTATAGCAACATCAATCATACCAGAGATTTCACCTTCTAATTCCTTATCTTTCATGCCTTGTAATTCAACATTTAATTCTGTAATCTTAGCATCTCTTTCAGTTAATGATAATTGATATTCATCACTATTGCTGTTGATAAGAGTTTGTTTTTCTTCAATATTGGTTTCAATTGCACTAACAGAATCTTTAAGTCCTTTTACAGCCTCAACTATTTTATCTTCATCTACTCCCAACATATCTAACAATTGTTTAATTGTATCCATATCTTGTTGTTTGTTTTTGTTCTCCATTGATAGAGAAATTATAGCTTCATCAGTTAATTCTACACCGTCTTCATTAAACAATTTAACGGCTTGTTCATTAGCTGGTATTGGAGTTATTGAAGCTTCCCTTAATCTAGACTTAGTAACTATCATAGTTCCATCATCTAAAAATTCACGTTCTTTAATAGTAAAACCAATACTAGACCCATTGATTAAACCCTTTTCAACTTTTTTCTTTATTTTCAAAGCTTCTGGATCATCATCATCAAAAATAGCATCACCTATAAGTTTATTATCCTCATTGATAACATCTTTCCACTCACCTATAACTTTATCAGGATTATGGTTTAGAAATAAAGGTAGATTTTTTGGAATAGAAATCCCATCACTTTTTACTATAAAACCATAAGAATTCTTATCTTCGGTTGATAAAATAAATTTCATTTTTAATTTAATTCTTTTTTGAATATATTGTTATATATTAATAATTTCCTTTCAAAAATTTCCACCATAAGTAAAAGTTACTCCAGTTGCACCAGTTTCAATAGTATCACCACTTAGCGATGTTACATTGAAATCAATATAATTATTATAAGTCCAATTACTATAATCTTGAATTGAAGCAGAGTAATCTACAATTGTTATAAATCTTGATTTGATTTGAGTATTACTTACAGTTCTTACTCTATTCATTGTATTAATGTTATAGAATGATTGATCATCTGTTAATTGTGGTAATCTATCATCATCTGATGATCTCATGTCTAATGCTCTGTAAATGTCTCTTATAATAGTTAAATGTTCTAAAGATGTATCAACTTTATCATCATCAGCATCAAATGATGTATATATTTCATTAACTATATGTAATCTTATTGTAGCATTTGATTGTTGTATTTGTGAGCCCAAATTATTCCATTCTAAAGGCAATATTTCTAAATAAACTGCTGGATAAGGATTTGAATTTGATAAATCTA